AACCCCTCAGTAAGAGGTTCCAACGGTACATTGTCATACTGTAAAGTTTCCAGGCCGGAAATATCACCTATAGTAGCCATTCTAGTAAGCACTCCGAGCGGTGAAGTTTTGTTTCAGGGCTTTCGTACCTTTACTGTTGCGATTGCTCAACACACCACTTACACCTTTGTCGATTTTCTCGTCAAAAACTCTCTCTGCGATTATCTTAACAGTATTCCCGTCCATCTGTTCAACAGAATACTCAGCGCCCGCTATTTTGTTCTCGACAACTATTTTAAGGTTATTAGAACCACCATTCATTAACTTCTCAGTATCTTCTCTTGAGGTGACATTCGCTGGGCCTTTAACTAGTTGACCGTTGATCAGCTCATCGCCATATTCGCTTACAATACCTATCTGATTGTCAGGTATCCTACCACCTTTATCAAAGGTTCCTGCGAACGTAGCGCCCATAATGGCACCGGCATTTGCGGCACCTATGGCAGAACCGTAGGCTTGCATTGCTGAGACACCCGCCGGTGTACTGGCAAATTGAGCAGCCAGCTTCGAACCTAACGATACGCCGTCAATATATGCCTGTGCAGCGGCCACACCTTGAGAAAGTAAGAATGCAGCTTTCTGGAACGCACTCATTTCTTCTGTCTGTTCACGTACCTGATCTACACCGTCAGTCATCATGTCGGCAAGACTTGTTATCTGAGTGCTTGCCATTCCCATAGTCGCAACGGACGCTTGGAAACTCTTAAAGTTAAGCTCTTCGATGGCTTCTATGTGCCTCTCAGTCTCAGCCTCGACAAGAGAATTTATCCGGGTCAGCTCGTTAAATTCGTCATCCTTAATGTCCGCTTTTTGTTTCGCTAACATTTTCATGTTGGCAATGAATTTAGCATCTTCAGCACCGTAACCAGGACGAGGGTCGTGTGACCGAGCCAACTTATCTCTTGTGGCTTCTCGTTTACGGTACGCTTCAGTTTCTTTCGCTATTCTGAGTTTTTCTTTGTCAGCATTGATAGCGATAAACGCCGTAGCAATACGTTTCTTTTCGGTAAGAGTTGCACCGAGAGACCTAGCTTCTTCAATAGCTAATTGTTTAGCACCTTTCCCTATTGCGTTGGCCTGTTTTTCATATCCTTGTATGAGTTTTTCAAGGTCTGAAAGTTTCTTTTTTTCGTCCGGTTTCGGAGTGCCGTAGTCGGTACTTTCAAGCTTGGTAATTTTAGCTTTTATCTGTAGCAGTCTTTCACTATCGAATACCTTTTTCGCATTCTCGTCAGTAGATTTTTTATCATTTTCGACCTGTTTCTCCGCTGCCTCTTTCGCTTCGATGCTAGCCGTCAGTATCGCGTAACGATCATCCCTGCTGAGTTTGGAGTGCCGGGCACTCATGGCTCTCTGAACTTCTTTACTTTCCTCAACTCTTAACTGTTTTTCACTCAGAGTTAGTAACTCTTGCTCAGCTTTCAACTTGTCAATCAGTGCGTCCCTTTGCGCTTCCATCAGTTTTATCTGACTTTTCGTAAGCTGTTCGCCTTTCTCGTACAACTCATTAACTTTGTCAGCGGTCTTTATTTCGGCCTTGGACATGTCGAACAATTCTTCAGCGGTCTTACTGGCCGCAGCGCCAACACTAGCAATTGTTGCGCCAACAGCAATTACAGCGCCTAAAATTGCACCGCCGGGGCCAAAGGCACTTGCCATCTGTGAACCCTGTTGAGCAAAAATTGTAAGCCCAGCAGTACCCATTTGAGACTGTACCGCGACATCTTGTAATTGCCAACCTAAGTTTTGAGTTACACCGTGAAGATTTCTGAATCCTTGGGCATTTTTAGAAGTCGCAACTCTGAGCCTTTGATACTCACGAACCAATTTAACGACTTCTTTCTTCTGAGTGAGTGTCGCACCAGAACCCAGTTTATAGAGTGCGTTCAACACCTCTTGCCTTTCACTGACTTGGTTCACGGCCATCGACTGGAACTTGTAATACTCAGTAAGACTTTCGACTTTACGTTCCGTGCGTGCCATTTGCGAGGCGATTTTACGGGCCTCACTGGTCAACTCTTTACTTGTCCTGAAGTTCTTGACCGCTACAGTAGTATTGTCACCTAACGCGGCGCTGAGATTCTTAACTAGCTTATCAGTATCCTTTACGGCTGTGCCGAACTGCTTTACACCTGTAACACCGTCCTGACCTTTGAACTCAAGTTCTACGGTGGCAAGTCTTAACCTATCGCTCATGGCAGTAACTCTTTGAATTTGTTTGTGAATATCGTCTGTTGCTCAGTGAAACTGGAGAAGAACGCATTACTTATGAAAGGTACAGCATTGACTGTGATTAAATCCTCATCCTTATACTCTTTATTCTTCCTTTTGCGACCTCGTGTAAGTCTGGAAGTGCCGAACTCTACCCAGTACGCAATTTGAGCAGCGTTAAGGTCTTTGTCAGTGATCCCGAACCCAGCATTCACGTTGTCCATACTGTAGACCCCGACAGTGCCGACAACATCGGCTGAGTTTTGGGTACTTATTTTAGCTGAGTGACCTACAGAACTGTAAACATACCCACCAGTTTCACCATTCACCATCGAGACCCAATTGGCTTTGACTTTACCTTCAACAAATTCAAGTTGAGCATCGACAGCCTTCTTACTTATTTCGGGCATTTTCTCAACCAAGCCTTCGAGTTCCAGAACAAGCTCACTCAGTCCTGTGGAAGTCATGGTTACTAATCCTCTTGGCATGTCAACCTCTTCAACTCATTAATTGACGAAACTTATTCTTCGACTCTTCCATCGTCACTTCGATAATTGGTGAGTCATTATTATCATCAATACTGAAAAAAATAGACCAGTGTTCTAGTTCTGAGGCTGGCCATCCCATTACTTCGAATACTGGTCTACGTTGTTGTTTGCAAATTCTCTTGATCAAAAGCATTAAGCCATCAGCTAGGTACTCTTTTTTTTAGCGTCAAGGCTCTTATGCTCAGCTTTGACATTCGCAAATTTAGCAGGGTTGACCTTGTAATCCGCAACAGACAGAGCAGTGAACAATTCCTCACTGACACCTTTCACAAACGCCGTAATTTGGTGGGGTTCAAAAGCGTAACCACCTGAATTGGCATTAGTGATTATAGCCATCAATCCTGCTGCAACGTAGTAAGGGTGTTCTTCATCCTTACTCGCAAACTCCATTTCTTCGATGAGCTTGTAGATTTGCACCTTCCGAGAGTAGTGTTCGATCGTCTCGGCATTTACACGAAGCGTGACCTCACCACCGACAAAATCATCAGTAGTGACATCCTCAAAAGGTAAAGCTTTAAAGTTAATCATGTCAGTGTGTAAGTCACACGACCGTTTGCGCCGCGAAATTGAATGAAGATACTAGCGACATCACCTGAGTTACCTACAGCACTGATGGCACCTGTGCTTTCGTTCACTGTGAGCACGTCAGTATCGCTACTGTAGTATGTTGTCTCTCCAGTTTCGTTCTCCAAACCTGAAGGTTTCGTAATGTAACTGGGTGCAGTAGCAGAACCGCCCGAAGCAATATTAGCGTTCACTATAGCTGGCTGAAGTCCAAGCAATGCACGAGAGTTCTGTTTGCCACTGATCTTGAACATCTTCCAGTCACCACCGTCAGACTCAGGGAATTCGAACCCAAGGGCTTTGAATAAATAACTGTTTGCTTCACCGTCAGGCCAGATAACCCGCAATATGAATTCTTCCTCATTCTGACAACGAGAGATGAAGTCTTGCTGATTCACAAAATCGTCATAATACGTTTCACCGGCTACAGTGTAAGGGATGTATTGACCTTCCACAGTCTTATCAGGTGCGTCACGAAGACCAGAACCATACTTCTTAATTAAATTACTGATGGTTGTCTTTTCTTTAGGGTCGGAAGTGTCACCAACTCCACCGAATTTCAATATCCCCGGTACGTCATACCAGATCTCAATGCCGTTGACAATTCGTTGATGTTCCACACGGGTTCCGGCAACTAAAACCACATCTTCATTATTATTACTCATCGCATCTCACCTGTCAGTAAAGCGTTAAATCGTAAAAAGCCCTGGTCACCTTACTGTAAGGTTGACGGGATTCAGTTAAAACATAATCAGCAAATACACGCTGAAAATCACTACTTGTAGTATTATCTAAAGACTCAAGAATTGCAAGTAACCCAGGTAAATCACCATCATCAACAACGTGTATGTTCACCCGCCACATAGATGACAAACCGTATTTGCGGCCACTAAGTGTTCTGCCACTAGAATTTGCAACCTCAGTCAGTGAAAGTGCAGGCTTGTCGATACCTTCAGGTATTCCGTGCCGATAAACAGAAGCGTTACTACCGAACGATTCCTTAAGCATTTTCACCACTTTGTCTATCTTGCTCGGATTACTTACTATTAACTTCCCAAGGAATACTTCGATCTCACCTGTTGTATTCTCACTCACGGTGGACACTGATATTTGCAATGTACCTATCGACAAAATGATGTCACTTACTGAATCTTCGGCAGTAGTATCGACCGAGACACTTAGTTCGTTACCTGCTGCTACGATAATATCCGATACTGAATCTCCAGCGACAGTATCGACTGAGACCGCTAAATCATTGCCCAGTGTCAAAGTGACATCAGGTGCGGCATCTTCAGCGACAGTATCGACTGA